ATGATGGCAGAAGGCGCTTTAGCTGATGGTACTATGATCTACTCAAATGCTGATGCATTTGCTGAAGGAGTAGAAGTATTCGTAATGGATGCCGATGGCAATCCTATACCTCTTGCTGATGGTGAGTACACAATGGATAACGGTATGACTATCGTTGTTGCAGCAGGGGTAATTGAGTCAATGGCTGAGGCTATTACTGAGGAGCCTACTGTAGAAATTGAAGTAGAGCAAGAGATAGCTGAGACTTACTCTAAGGAGCAAGTAGAAGGTTTACTTAATAACATCATAACTGAATTCGAAGCTAAGCTTAGTGCTGCTGAGAAAAAGATTACTGAGTTAAGTAAAGCACCGGCAGCAACTACTGTAAAGCAGGCACGTCAAGCTGCACCGCAAGCACCTTTAAACATTACAGCAATGAGCAATATCGAAGATAGAACTCGCGCTATAGTAGCAAGATACAAAAACAACTAAAAACAAAAACAAAAAAACAAAAACATGGCTGATAACTTGACCATCACCTCAACCTACGCTGGCGAATTAGCGCTACCGTACATTGCTGCAGCAGTTCTTTCAGGAGATACTATTGCAAACAATTACATCACTGTTAAAGAGAACGTAAAGTACAAAGCTGTACTTAAGGTACTTGCTTCAACAGGATTAGTTAAAGCTGCTACATGCGACTTTGACAACTCTACATCTGCGCTTACTCTTGAGGAGAAAGTATTAACGGTTACTGACCTTATGGTTAATATCCAATTGTGTAAGGCTGAATTCACAAAAGATTGGGAAGCGGCTCAAACAGGTCGTGGCTTTATCAACGATGTAGTTCCTGCTAACTTCTCTGACTTTTTGATTTCTCACTTGGCTGCTAAAGTAGCACAAGAGATTGAGTGTAACATTTGGAAAGGTAACTGGCCATCTTCAGGATTCACAGGATTCAACGGATTGCAGTACTTAATTGATGCTGGCAAAGGTGGTACACCTGATGTTGACTTTACAACTTCTTTGGATGCAAGTAACGTAATTGCTAAATTGCAGTTATGTACAGATGCATTGCCTGCTACATTGGTAGGTTCACCTGACCTTAAGATTTACGTTAACCGTAAGACTGCACAGTTATATCGTCAAGCTTTGGCTACTGTAGGTTACCTTCAGACTTTCCAAGGTACTGCTCAATTCCCACTAACCTTCAACGGTTATGATGTGTATGTTTGCCCAGGTATCTCTGATTCAGTAGTTATCTTATCTACAGTAGCAAACTTGAACTTCGGAACTGATTTGACTTCAGATTTCAACGAGGTGAAAGTAGTAGACATGAGCTTTACTGATGCATCTGATAACGTGAGAATGGCTATGCGCTTCCGCGCTGGTGTTCAGTACGCTGTACTAGGTGATATCGTTATCGGATTTGATAACTAAATAATACTCCTTTGTTAAAAGAGTGGGTTAGCTAATAGCTGCCCATTCTTTGCAAAGAATATTTTACAATAATAATAAAAAATAACTATGAGCTGTCTAACTACCGCTGGCATATTGATCGCATGTAAAGAGGCGATTGGAGGCATTAAAGCCATCTACTTAGGAAATTACGCTACATTTGCTAACACTGCTACTATTAACGGAGGAACTAACTTAGTTACTGCTCTTGCTACAGGAAGTGTTTACGAATTTGAATTGCCTAAGCATACAGGATCATTCACAGAAGAGGCTGCTATCAGCATCGAGAATGGCACTGTATATTACACACAAACTGTTGTAGCTATGTTTCATGGCATGACTGCTGCACGTTCATTTGAGCTTCAAAACATTTCTAAAGGTCGCAACGTATTATTCGTACAGGATAATAACGATAACATTTGGATGTGTGGTTACAAAGATGGGGTAGAGGTTACTGCCTTTACTACAGCTTCAGGTACTGCAAAGGGAGATATGAGTGGCTACACTATCACTTTCACAGGTGAGGAGAAAGATAAGGCATACTTGTTAGATCAGGATGCAGGAGATACTCCATTTCAAGACTTCGCTACAGTTACTGTAGTTCAAGCTACATTGTAAGTAAAATTGTGCTATATTTAAAGCATGATATACTTACTAAAAAATACAGCAGCACAGCTCCTCTACCTTAGTCTTAAGGAAGGGGAGCTTTTGCTTGCTAATACCTATACGCATTACCTGCTTGAGTTAACTAACGAGCAGACTTTAGAAAAGCTTTACGCTATTCCTATTCAGATAGCTCAGAATGATAGGTATACTACCATTCAGATTGGCACCAATGCCAACACACCAACAGCTGCGAGCCTACTAATTAACTATCCAGCACGATTCAGCTACGTAGTTTATGGGCAGAATAGCTCCACTAACTTAGATCCTACAGATGCTGTAGTAGAAGGGGTAATACAGATTGGTTATTTAATAGTAGAAGATTTAACTACTCCCCGATTTACAGAGCCTAACCTAACCATAGATTCAGACATTGCATACAATGGATAAAATAAAACACGCGGCACCTATGTTAGTTAATCTTGGCGCAGCAATGCCTCAGGAAGCTAACGAGAAAGAGACTCCTAAAGGATGGGTAACATTAGGTGAGGCTAACTCCTTTCCTAATTATTTAATTGATTTATACTATAGCTCACCGGTGCACTCTGCACTAACTATGAGCATAGCTTTCATGATAGCAGGGAAAGAGATTAAGAGTAATAATCCTGCAGCACAAAGAGAAATAGATAGACTTAAACTAAATAGCATTAGACGGCCTGTAGCATTAGATGCTAAGATGCAGGGTGGCTATTACTTAGAGATTATTTGGAGCGTAGATAGAAATAGCATAGCTAAAATTAACGAGCTGCCTTATGAGAATTGCAGATTGGCTGTGGCTAATGATGAAGATGTTATACCTGGCATTTATTATTCTAAAGATTGGAATGATATGCGCAAAAAGAAGAACATTCCGGTATTTATCCCGATGTATAACCCAACTTCAAAAGCAGATGAGCCTTCTCAGGTCCTATTTATTGGAGTAATGACACCTGGCTCTGCATACTATCCTAAGCCTGATTACTATAGTGCTATCAATTACATAGAAATTACAAGAGAGATAAGCGAATTTTATAGAGCTTTCTTAAGTAATGGTATGGCACCATCTTACATGCTGCACTTTAACAATGGTATTCCTGATCCTGAGGAGCAGTTAGCTATCAGAAGGAACTGGGAGACTATGGTAGGTGCGAGAAAAGCGGGTAAGGTAGTATTTACTTTTAATGAATCATCAGATAGAGCGCCTCGTTTAGACTTAGTGCCTATGACTGATGCGGATAAGCAATGGCAAGAATTAAGCACGCAGTCAAGAGAGAATATCTTAGCAGCTCATAGAGTTACTTCACCTCTACTTTTTGGCATTCGTGATGCAGGAGGATTAGGTAGCAATGCTGATGAGATGAAGCAGGCTTATCGCATCTTTAATAAGAACATTATTGAGCCATATCAAAAAATTATAACAGATAGCTTTGAAGAGATTTTTAAAGGTATGGGGATTGTGGCTGATATTTATATTGAGTCTAATGATATTTTCGGTGAGGAAATCACTGCTCCAACTGTTGCACAATCTGCAACAACTCAATTATCTGAGGAAAAAAAAAAGATTAATTTAGAGCCACAAGAAAAGCCTCCAATCTTTACTGATGAAGATGAGAATTGGTGGTGCGAATTTTTAGAAGATAAGGGCGAGATAGTAGATGAGGAGGAGTGGGAATTAATCGAAGCTGAGCCTGTTAATCTTGCATCAGTTAGAAGCTACTCTGATCCTGATAGACCATCTGAAATGGATAGTGGACTCTACAAAATTAGATACGCATACTCAAAGAATCTTAGCGGCAATAGCAGAAAGTTCTGCAGACAAATGGTAAGCGCTTCACGTGCTAACTTTGTTTACCGTTACGAAGATTTAACTGGCATGAGCGCAGACACTAACGAGCTTAATCCTAACATGGGCCACAATGGCT